CTACGTAGCCCTGCTAGGTCAATGGGGTATGCTGGTCATGACGGCCTACTTTGGTGGCCGCACGGTCGAGAAAGTCATGGAAATGCGCAAGGGGGGCAAGGAATGAGCCTCAGTCAAGAGCAAGCCGATTTTTTGCTGGATGCCTGCAAACTGATCCAATACGCCACAGAACAGGGTTTTCTGGTCACTGGAGGCGAATTGGCACGCACCCCTGAGCAGCAGGCCATCTACGTCAAAACGGGCCGCTCTAAGACCCTAAATTCGATTCATTTAAAGCGCTGCGCTATTGACCTAAATTTCTTCAAAGAAGGTAAAATCATCTGGGACAAAGAAATATTGTCACCGCTGGGCGCATATTGGGAGTCATTGCACCCCAAAAACCGCTGGGGTGGCAATTTCAAGTCGTTGGTGGACTGCCCGCACTTTGAACGCAACGTCGGATAACGGAGAACAGAATGACAGTCGCAGCCGTAATGACGTATGACTCTCTGGTCAACGACATCCAAACTTATCTGGAGCGCACAGATGCCCAGACGTTGGAGAAAATTCCGCAGTTCATTATGCTGGCGGAGCAGATCATTGCGTCTGAGATCAAATTTCTTGGAAACCTCACCGTTGCCGAAAGCACCATGGTCACGTCCGAAAACGTGATCCCAAAGCCTGCGCGTTGGCGCAAAACCGTCTCAATGAACGTAACCGTGGCTGGCAAGCGCCAGCCTGTGTTGCTGCGCACCTATGAGTACATCCGCGAATACTGGCCAGAGGCCACAAAAACCGATGTCCCTGCATTCTTTTGCGACTATGACTATCAGCACTGGTTGGTAGGCCCTACGCCCGCTTCAGACTATTCCTACGAGGTGCTTTATTACGAGCGAGTACAGCCCTTGGATACATCGAATCAGTCAAACTGGTTTACGCAGTACGCCCCGCAGGCGCTGCTGTATGGCACTCTTTTGCAGGCCATGCCGTTCCTCAAAAACGATGAGCGCATGCCAATGTGGCAGAGTAATTACGACCGAATTATTGAAGTCCTGAAGACGGAGAACGTGACCCGTGCCGCCGATCGTCAGGCGATTGTGAGGGATTCATGAGTTACAACAGCCCATTTACCGGTCAGGTAATCCAGCCGACCGATGTCTCCTACCGCGAGATCACTCTTTATGCGGACGGCACTCTTTCGTGGCCCATCAACGGCAGCGTAACTGACAACGCCGCTGCGCGGATCATGGACGTGGATTCGCTATCAAGCGGCCTTGCGCTGTCTGGGGTGGCGGTTTCGGGATCAAATGGGCAGTGCGTATGCACGCCAACACCAAGCCTTTTTGTTGGCCAAGCTGTTGCGGTTACGGGGACTCTATCCGGCTCTGCAACCGGCATTACGACTGGCAACACTTATTACATTATTGAAACCAATGGTACGAGTACGTTTACGCTCTCGGCCACTTTAGACGGATCTGCCATTTCGACAACTAGCGGGACCACATCTGGCCTGACGTTTAGGCTTGATTTTTTTACGATCAATATGCCGCCAGCGAGCCAAGCCTCGGTCGGTATCGATGCCTTGTTTCGTAATGTTGGCTCGTATTCTTTTGGTGTAAATGACTTTGATGGCAACCCGATTGTTACTATTGCTGCGGGTGAGGCCAAATACATTTACTTGACAGACAACGCCACCACGGCAGGTTTGTGGGGTTTAATTGCTTTTGGTGTTGGCACATCAAATGTTGACGCGGCAACACTTGCTGGATTTGGCCTCAAGGCAATTTCAAATACGTTAAATTCTGCAAATAACGTCAATACATTTTCTTCTTCGTACACGGCCATGGACAGTGACCGTGCATCGACTTATGTTTGGGGTGGCGGGGCTGGGAATTTAACGCTCCCATCAGCCGTGACGCTTGGTAATGACTGGTACATGATGGTGCGCAACAGCGGCACTGGTACGCTCACAATTGCATCAAGTGGCGGCATTCAAATTAACGGATCTTCGGCGCTTGAATTGCAGCCAGCGGACTCTTGCATAATTTGCTGCTCTGGCTCGGCTTTTTACACTGTTGGTTTGGGTCGCAACACCCAGTTCAACTTTACCCAGCTCACCAAAGCTGTGGTCTCCGGCAGTTATACCCTGACCTCTTCTGAGGCATCAAACACAATCCAGAAATACACGGGCACGTTGTCTGGCAACGTCACGGTTATTCTTCCCCAAACGGTTCAGGTTTACTACATCACAAACCAAACCAACGGGGGTGGTCCGGGTTATAGCATCACGTTCACCACGAACGCTGGCGGCTCAACCGCTACTGTTCCTGCTGGGCAGCAAGTTATTTTGTTGTGCGACTCAGTTAACCTGCTAAACGCCTCAACGGTTGCGGCTGGAGCTGTTAGCTTTTCTTTGATCGACGGAAGTGTTGGTGCTCCATCGCTTAACTTTGCGTCTGAGACCTCAACTGGCATTTACAGGCCGGGTTCTGGCGAGTTTGGTATTTCAATTTTGGGCGCAAAGCTTTTTAGCTTGACTGCATCTGGACTCAATATACCCGGCACAGGCAACTTTACCGGGGGTGTCTCCGGGGGTTCGTTCTAATGACGGCCAAGGTTTTTTCCCTTGACACGCAGCCGGGCATCCAGCGCGACGGAACTGTTTTTGACAAGCAGTTCTACAACGACGGGGAATGGGTTAGGTTTCAACGCGGCCGTCCTCGCAAGATCGGCGGTTTTCGCGTCATATCGGACCAGCTTTCCGGCCCATCGAGGGGCGTATGGGTAAATCCGCAAAACAATTTCAATTCAATTTACAGTGGCTACAGTGACGGCCTTCAAGTTCTGACCATTGACAACAATGGCGTTGGTGCGGGTATTTCTGATTTCACTTTGAGCAACTTTACTGCATCAAATCTGAACCTATGGCAGTTTGATGGGTTTTATGATGTTACGGGTACTGGTTACCAGTCCTTGGTGGCGCACCCCGGTCAAAACTTAACATCAATTGATAGCGACGTTAATACTCCTGTTCTTATCGGCGACATCAACGGCACTAGCATGCAGCAAGTTGGTGTTTTTACCAACACCGCAACAACCACAATTACAAGCAATGTAATTGTTTTGTCGGCCATCAACACCAATGTTGGCGCTGGTCAAACTGTTACCGGAACTGGTATTCCCGCAAACACAACGGTCGTTTCTGTTTCTACGACGAACGTCACAATATCAAATAATGCAACAGCTTCTGGCACCGTAACGGTCACATTCAACAACAACATTTCAGTGTCCGGCGGGATTGTTTCGCTGCACCCTTACTTGTTTGTGTATGGCAATAATGGCCTGATTCAAAACTGCTCTGCTGGCAACACCAATGACTGGGTCTCTGCGGACGCAAATGCGACCAACGTGGCCACCGGAAAGATCGTCCAAGGACTACCCGTCAGGGGAGGTTCAAACGCGCCTTCTGGCCTGTTTTGGAGCCTTGACAGCCTGATCCGCGTGTCTTTCATTGGCGGTACAGGTACGCCTCCTCAGTATTGGCGCTATGACATCATCAGTAGCCAATCATCAATTCTGTCTTCGCAGTCCGCAATTGAGTATGACGGCATTTACTATTGGTGTGGTGTCGACCGCTTCCTGCTGTATAACGGTGTGGTTAAGGAAATTCCCAACAACATGAACCAAAACTGGTTCTTTGATAATCTGAACTATAGCCAACGCCAAAAGGTTTGGGTTACCAAAGTCCCTCGTTATGGTGAAATTTGGTGGTTTTATCCTCGTGGCGATGCAACCGAATGCACGGACGCAATCATTTATAACGTGCGCGAGAACACTTGGTACGACGCGGGCGAAGCTCGAGGTGCTCGCCGCTCTGCCGGATATTTTTCGCAAGTCTTTGCTTTCCCTGTTGAAGCAAATTGGAACACCAGCACTTCAGAAGAAATTTTTAGCGCGACTTTTCAAGAGTTGAACGGAAGTCCGCTTCTTTACACCGACACTTACCAAAGTAAGGCCGTTTTGCGTCAAGCGGTGTCTGGGTCTGGAATTCAAGACGGGTCAATTGTTACGGCGATCACCACAAGCAACATTAAGACGCTTGGAACAATTACGCCCGGATCTGCTTATACCAACGGGACTTATTCTGGGGTAACCCTTACGGGAGGCTCTGGAAGCGGCGCTAAGGCCACAATTACGGTTTCTGGAGGGGCGGTTACCGCAGTCACCATAACGGCCCGTGGAGCGGCCTATGTAGTTGGCAACGTGCTCAGTGCGGCCGCCGCAAGCATAGGAGGTACTGGCTCAGGGTTTTCTGTGCCCGTTTCTGCCATTTACGGTCAATGCATTCAAATGTCCAAAAACGCAACCGGCACCGGATCGGTTTCGGTTACCTTTTCAATACCCGCCGGACTTATTGAAATGTTCCAGCACGAAATTGGCACTGACGAAATCAATGGCCAAAACGTGCGGTCTATTTTGAGTTCTTTTGAAACCAACGATTTGAGCTGGCTTGGTGGAGGCCCCTCGCAGCCCGCGCCGGACGGAAATAACCGCTGGATTCGGTTGGAGCGTATTGAGCCTGACTTCTTGCAAGAGGGCGAAATGTCTGTGGTTGTGACCGGCAGACCGTTCGCTCAAGGCGAAGACAAAGAGTCGGCCCCGTATGTTTTTGGACCCAACACTGGCAAAATTGACATGCGTGAGCAGCGCCGGGAATTGCGTTTGAAATTCACCTCAAACGTGGCGGGCGGCAATTACCAGCTTGGCAAATTACTGCTCGATGCCGATATTGGCGACGTGAGGCCCTATGGCCCTTAATCCTGCACAGATTTATGATCCGCGTTATCACACGTTTGAATCGTGGGCATGCCTTATGTGCGAGCTTTACAGCCCTCAGAATCTTGAAACTCCCAACGCCTTCACCGACTGGAGGCTTTGGGGTAATGGCCTGAATGCAATTGACGTTTTTTCAAACGAGGCGACTCCGCGCACAGATCAGTACGAAAATTGGTACGACTGGGCCGAAGCCATGGTGGCGGCAGTTAATCCGGCAACGCAGACGACATGAACTGGTGTGACGACTCAAAGCTTTTTACCCGGCACTGTGATGCGGTCAGCATTCTTTTTCCGGCGTGGGAGCGTGCGTTTGCCGCTGTGGCCAATCACTATTTGCCATCAGTCAGCGATGCGTCGTTGAAGGCCCGGATTGAGGAGTTTGTGCGCGAGGAGCTGGCCCACG